TTCATCAAATCATCTGGATTTGCATCTTGCAATACAGGTTGACTTTCTTCAATTCTAGCCATAGCATCTATTGTAGGTGCTAATTTTAATCTAGTAGCATCTTCATTAGTACTCATAGATTCCACAAAAGGAACCCAGCTACGAGGCTGAATATAATTCTTCACAGCATTCTGAGTACCATAAGTAGCAAAGATTCTGAATTTACTAGGAGTACTAGCAAGACCATCTTTGATACATTTCATAGACATATCCAATAATTCTTTAGGATTTTTTGCTATAAAAGGAATTTCAAAGCTAGCTCCATAAACAGCATGAATAATATGCTTCATAGATTTACCTTGTTTCTTTGCTTGTTCATCTATAGTACTATACTGAGTATCTTTAGTAGCATACCAATAAGAAGAAGAAACTTCTCCACCATTGCTATCTGTAAAAGTTACTTTATAGTCAGGGGCATTTTCTTTATCTTCTTTTGTCTTTTTGTAAACAGACATTTTTACATCGTTTACTAATCCTGCTACACCATCGTTAAAGATTGTAACACCTTGTTTGGCATCAAAGCCATTGTCATTTAAATTATACATAAATTGTTTTTAAAAATTATTACCATTGTGATTCTACACCATTAGGTGTATCTAATTCAATACTTGTAGTTTCTTCTACTTCAGGATAATTTACATTACCAATAGTATCTGCTACAATTTCCGTTTCTTTAGATTCTATCGCTTCCTCTAATTGATCATGAGAGATAGCATTTGACATTAATTCTAATTTGTAATATCCATTAGTATCTAAAATCTTAAATTCATTTTCTACATCATTAGATAATTCTAACGTTTTAGATATAAACTCAAAGATTTTCTTATCACTGAATGTACAAGTTTTAGTTAATTTAAAACCAGTATCTCCTTCAGCTTTACGAATAGCTACAATAGTTCTATCATTATTAAATCCAAAAGATACTTTATCTTCTCCTTCAATATTTAATAGTTCTTGAGCAGCCTTATTAAAGCTAAACTTTCTACCAGCACCTGGTTTTGCTAATGCTGCCATAGTCATTACAGGATAATCATACTTTTCTGTCTTACGCTGTCTTTGTGAGGGTACAGCATCCCATGTGAATTCTTCCATTTCTAGTTAATTAATTAAATTGAATAATACTCTCTGATTGTTTTGTTGACATCAATAAGATCGTTATCGACCATATCTTCTTCAAACATTTCGAGAGGGGTTTTACATGTGTCGGAACCTGATGAGATAGTTCTAAATACGTGGCGATTAGGTTTGCCAGGAGATTTTACAATCTCTGTGTATAGAACTATTGTGCTAAAAGACTCAGGAACAAATCTTTCTAGCATTTTACCTTGAACTCCAATACGCTCAGATGCAAATCCAGAATCATCGTAATGTGTTTCAGGATGTGCCATAAGATATACTATGATATCATCGCGCATAGAATCATTAATAAAATTAATGAGGTCATATTGGTTTGCTGCCATTTTTGACCATTTATCAAAGCCTTTCTCAGCTCTGAATTTTTGACTCATAACTGTATCAGTCATGATTCTTGACCAAGTATCGATTACAACAGTCTTGACGTTCTCTAGTTTGTTCACTTTTTGTAAAGTGTTAAGTACGATTGCTACATCAGATGTTTTACGATAATTGCGTTTATCCTCGTTATATTTTTTACTAAACTGTTTAAATGGTAACGCCTTTTGATCGGTGTTTATTATTACAGTTTCTTCGGGGTTAAGGTTTCTTAACGAGGTAGATTTCCCCATACCTGATTTACCAACCAGGAACACTAATTGTGCCATAAAATTAAATTTTGTGATTATTACTACTATATAAATATAGTGATTTTTCCCTGTATTTACAAGGGTTTCAGGTGTTAAATACTCTTAATTTCTTTCTTTATTTCATCTGCTTTCTTTTTACGTTTGTTATACAATTCACCCCTCAAATGTGGGTGCTCTTCCTGTACCTTTCTAGATGCTCTACCAAATGAATCTATATAAGGTATTTCCCTAGATTCCATATCTTTTAGAGCTTCTTTAAAAGGTTTTTTTACATCATATTCAATGTCTAAAAGATAGTGATAGAATAATCGCTCATTAGAATCTCGCAACTCTGGAAACTTAGTAAGCTTATCTTTTACCCATTGATATTTATCTTTAATCATTGTCATATACAGTAATTAACAACTGCTCTTGAAAATGTAATATCTGTTCTACTGTTTTCCATTCAGCATCTCCTATATTTTTTTTACTAAAAGCTACTTCTATATAATGGCCGTTGTTCAAGCCTTCCATAGATAATTTTTTAAGACAAGATTTTAAAGCAGAGTACTCAAACTCATTATTTGTAAGAGATATATAAAAGTTTAACACACTAGCAGACTGTGCTATACTAGCAACAGAATAATCTCCTAGTTTATATAAAGCTGGTAGAGGAAATGCTTTATGCACTTCTTCTATAACTTTAAACTTTTCATATAATTTTTTAGATAATTCAGGTTTTTCTTTATCATCAGGTTCTTTTGTACAATTAATATTGTTAACTAATAGAGATATTTTACCCTCTTCGAAAGCTTTACTAATGCTTTCTTTTACTTTTTTTACAATTGGCATTTTATTTTGAATTTAAACTTGAATAATAATCATGGATCCTTTTTAGTTCTTTAGGTTTTCCAATGATTTCGTTTGCTTTGGGTAATTGATAATAACCACCTATTTCACCCACAAATAGGAAGCTTGCTAATAAATTTACTTCACCATCACGATTCTTACATATCTTAGTTAACCTATATCTATTCTTATATTTTGTAATATCAAAACCTAGGCATTTGTCTATCCCATAATAAAATGGACTTGCTAAACCTATTACAGTATTAGCATCTTCTGACATATTACCACTGTTTTTGATATCACTTAACATAGGCATCCAGTTGTCTTTTTCTCTACGGTCCATAGATTCTGAGGAACGATTTATTTGAGATATAACTGTAGGACTAAAGTTGAACATATTTCTAAAGAACACTAGAGTTCTAGATACTTTGTCCATAGCTTCTTTAAGATTAGCGTAGTTGTTGTAATTTATAAGACCTATATGATCTATCACAACAAGAGTAATTAGTTTAGGATTATTAGGAATATAATTTATAATAATATTATCCTTATTTCTAATAACTTGGCCGCGCTTTTCTGCATAACCCATTAAATCTTTATACAAAAATTCTGGACTAAGAGAAGTACGATAGTGCAAGTATTTATCTTGTATCTCATTCATCTTAGCCTCGTATTGAGGTATAAGAGCTGCCACTTCAGGACGTATTTCTGAAGAACCTAGCGATCTTATCTCATTGAGATTAGTAAGTATACCGTGTTCACGCCATATAAGACTAGCAATATGTTTTGCTATTTGATATGCTGGCGGTATTTCTAAAGAATAATATATAATCTCTAGATCATGAATGTATCCAGGGTTTGATTGTAAAAAATCTATAGCCCCATATACATAAGTTGAATTAACAAATGCAGTTTTACCGACACTTGTACCTGCGAAAATTAAATCATAACGACCTGGCTGTATATTTTTTATATGATCACTTAACGTTGTAAAACCTTCAAAAGGTATACCTGTATTTAATCCTTGTTTGCCACGTTCTATATCTTGTTTTAATTTATCCCAATGTTTAATTTTTGCTGTCATATAATTTTTAAATTTGATCAGAGTTCCACTCCTGTTCTTCCACACCTTTATCTTGTATAAAGACTGCCCATTGTTCCCACATACTGTTATTAAGAACAGTCTCCATATTAGGTAAATACTGAAGCTTACCAACACGTTTTTGCATGCTTACAAATGCTTCAGTAGCTTTAATAGCTAATTCATGTTGAGCCGTTCTTTTAACTCTAGAAAGATATTTCTTCTCATGTTTCTTAGCTACTTGTGCAATATCACCTGATGCACGCAGTACTCTGTTACCTACTCTTACAGGATAACACTGATAAAATTCCCAAAAATTAATTTGATCTCCACGTATACCAAATAATTTCTCTATTTCTCCGTTACTAATAATAGTATCCATAAATATTCCGCCTTTAGATAATATATAAGTACTAGATTCTAAAGAATTTCTAGTCTCAAGAGCTACTTCTTTTGTAAAGAGTTTTTCTATATTTAAATAATCTTTGTTATACAGAAGTTGTAGTAATACTATCTGATTTGGAGTCAGGGATGACTGCTGGAGTAACTCCAGAGTTAAGTGTATTTTCATAATTAAGTTGATTTAGAAACTCATCTAAGGTACAAAAAATTACCCTATTTTTATCAATACCGTCAAGCCTTTTCTTAGTCCAAACGGCATCTTGAGTATCAGGAGTATATAGATTTACAATAACTGCTTGCTTGCCTTTTTGCATACGCACAACTCTACCTAATTGTTGTATAAACGTCCTTTTAGTAGAGTTAGAACCTGCAATGATTGCTATAGAACAATCAGGTACGTTAAAGCCTTCATTTAGTGCTTGTACACTGCTCAAATAGCGCACTTTTGTGCGTTTGTCCTTGAACCTTGCTACTATGTCTTTCTGTTGTTTCTTTGTTATTTTGCTGTGAAAGCTCATACAAATATCACCAAGTTTTTCTTGCAACTTTTCTGCAAAATCAGTAGTACCACTAAATATAAGGCCGTTTACTTTACCAAGTGCTTCTATAATCTTATTAGTTGCTTCAACTTTATTAGAATTACTTAAACATATAGTTTTACGTTTTCTCATAGCAGCATAATACATAGCCGCTTTTCCTTTCTGTTCATTAGAACCTCCTTTTAGATATTTCTGAGCATTTCTAAATGCATCCCCACCAAATCCTAGAGTAGCAGCAAAATGCTTAAAACTATTATTAGCTTTTTTATATGCTATTTGCTCATCATCTGGTAAAGGCACAGCAATAT